AGGTGCCGGTCAACTATGTAGCAAATGTGCTGAAAAATATGAGTAAACTAAATAAACCAAATGCTTTCGTATTCAAAGCATTCATCGACGGTGAATACAGACTGTGTGTATGTCCACGTATCAACAACAAATGGAGTGAGGCTGACATCGTATATGTAAAAGATGATCCATACAAAGAATTCGACGACGTACTTGACAACAAGTTGTTTAGTGTTATATTTGTAGGATACGAAGAAGATCCAAATGGATCTGGTGGATTTACACTCAAAAATGTAAATAGTAATTACATCAAGAGTGATAATGCTATAGCCAGTGAAATGTATGCCGAAGGATCATTTTTTAGTACAATAGAGAAAGGATATCAACATTTTTATGAGCAACCAGAACGGCAAGGGGAGCAAACCTCGACCAACCAATAAAAAACAATACGATAAAAATTACGATTCAATCAACTGGGGAGATAAAAAGAAATCCACTGCAAAGTGAAAAAGGTTATACTCACTAAAATTGAATATGAACTTTTAGTTGAATCACTAGAACGGCTACAGAAACATACAGATGATTCTCTAGCTGATTCTAAATGGTTTGACAAGCTAAATACTACTCGACGACAATATGAGTTGGAGTTAAATTACTATAAAATTAAGAAATATGGTGAACCATCTACAAAATCTCATATGTTACAATGGTTGATAACAAAAATCAAAAACAAAACTCTTGACTTATAAAATAAGTCATGTTATAGTTGTAAGATGTTAAAACTAAGTTCCGACAAACAAAAGATTGTAATTGCTGCTGATCCTCACAACGATTACAAAAAGTTAGACAAAATCTTCAAGCGTGAAGATGGCGATATCAATATTTGTCTAGGCGATTGGTTTGATAGTTTCTCACTAGATGATCCGTCTGATTATATTGCTACTGCCAAATATCTAACAGAAGTGTTTCTACCCAATCCAAAGAACTATACACTCTTTGGTAACCATGACATTCATTATCTATTCAATGCGCCTACTACATGGTGTAGTGGATATGAACAATGGAAGTATGATGCGATAGATAGTGTTTTGGGTAGTGACAGACACGATGTTACAGAAAAGTTCTATTGGTCTATTGTTGTAGATGATATTCTATTAACCCACGCTGGATTGGATCGGCGTCTATTACCACCTGTATGTGTCACAAATGATCGAATATTTAAGTATTTGGATCAAGGTGATAAAGAAGCTAGAATCAAGTTACAGACCAATGATCTACATTGGTTTTATCAAGTGGGTCATAGTCGTGGCGGTATGGCTCGAGCAGGTGGAATTGTTTGGTGTGACTTCAAATATGAGTTTGAACCTATTGAGGATTTGAGACAAATTGTAGGTCATACCAATCAATGGGAAACTGGCAAGTCTGCGCAGTATCACAGAGAGGGAGTTATGAATATTACTGAAGCGAACAACATTTGTATTGATTGTAACCTCAGTGAATATATTACTATTAGTAATGGTAAGATTGAACTGAAGAGTTATTACGATCTATAGTCTATTGTTACATTATGTGGAGGGATGTTACGTAACTGTGACATCCCTTTACTTTTGCGTTTGGTGTGATATTTTAGATTATATGAAAGACATACAAATATCATGTAATTATTGTGATACACCAGCTAAAATTAAGCGGGATAAAATCTATATGAATTGTCATTGTTGTGATGATAGACGTATAATTGATGTACGTGAGTATCTAATAGAAGATAAACACCACGATTATTTATATAGCATGTTTAATGAGAATTTTGTGTACAATGAATACAAAGCCTGATAGTTATATTCAAAGAAAGGTATAACACTATGACAGGCTTATATTTAGGAATCAAAACACAAAATCCAGTTGTTGGCATTACCAGTAACAACCCAGGCACAGCCAATGGTATGTTAGCTGCCCAACAAATGGCGCAAGCACAACAACAACCTACTGCTCAAACAATAGATCCACGTTGGAGTAATCAAGGACCAACTGTTGTACATGAAATGCCATGGCACAAAGCACATCCTGGTCTAAAAAACGTTAAATAATTTCCGTTTGTTTGTTTATTGTAAACCCCACAGTAAAATGTGGGGTTTTTTGTTTGACATCATAATACTTTGTGATATAGTTGTAATATGGACATTAAAAAAATTAATGAACAATTAGAAGAATCTGAAAATACTAGTATTGATTCCAAAGTCGAATGGTATCGTACTTGTAAAGTGGGTGACTGGTTACTAGATAATATTCCATATGGATGGCGTATGTATTACAAAACCAGTGACATTAAACGTTGGTTTATTAGTACATATCAACGTATTCGTTATGGGGTTTCTAATGAAGAATGCTGGAGTCTAGATTATACTTTTAGTAAATTTATTCTACCCAGACTCAAACACTTCAAGAAAATGAAGCGTTATGGTTATCATCCAGACATGACTCCCGAAGAATGGGAAAATACTATTGATGAAATTATTTGGACATTTGAATATCTAGTTGATGATGAACAATTCAATCCATTTCCTAATTTTTATAAAGATGGAGATTGGGAATTTAATAAAGAAAAAACTCCAGAACAACAACAACGCTTTGACGAATGGTTGAAAAAGAGTCGTGAACTTGAAGAACGTTCACAGAGGGGATTAGAACTATTCGCTAAACATTATAGACATCTATGGGATTAAATTATACACCGCCAGATTGGCATGATTGGTTTTTACAAGGAGTCTATTGGGTCGCTAGTAAATCTAAAGATCCAAAGACCAAGATTGGTGCTATCATTGTAAAAGATAGACGTATCATATCAACCGGCTACAACGGTATTCCGATTGGTGTAAGTGATACCGACGAAAATAGACATCAACGTCCAGAAAAGTATAAATGGTATGAACATGGCGAACGTAATGCGATTTACGCAGCTGCTAAGTACGGTATAGACACTGATGGCGCAATTCTTTATACCAATGCTTTGCCTTGTGCTGACTGTGCTAGGGGAATCATCCAAAGCGGCATCAAATGTGTTTATATACATCAACAATTCAATGATCTATGTAACGCAACACAACGAGAACAATGGAAAGGACATGATAATGCTACTTTTACCATGTTCAACGAATCTGGGGTGGAAGTACATACAATTCCTAGAATTTTAGGTTGTAAAGCATACTTTGACGGAAAAGTGTTTGACGTTTAAAAAAAGTATGATATATTTGATTTATGATTAATAACAACGAATTGTTTGCTAAGGTTCTTGCTGATAATCCTCTACCCTATCGTTTTGGCGATAAGGTCAATACTGATCGTGGTATTGGATTTATTAGTGGTTATAACTTCAAGGATCGTGAAAAGGTTTGGCGGTTTACTATTCGACCATATGGATTGGCTAATTATTATATTGATGTTGAAAAGGTATATGGAAAGGTAGAATAATATGGAATTTGAAAGTGATGAAGAAATTTTGGTTAATACAATGGACTGTATCAGAGATCTACACGAAGAAAATGCTAGATTGATGCAGGAAGTTGAACAATTAAAAGAAGAAAATAAAGAACTTAACCGTAAGTTAAAGAGTATTCAAGCAATTTTTCTATGAGACTATTTGTAATTTTTCTAGTTAGCTTTGCGTTTTGTAATCTTGTAAGTTATTTAGCTTATAAACTTTATAAGGTTGATATTTCCCCAACTATTATTAGTCTCGCACTATTAGTGTTGTATATTGTATTGCCTGACAAGTGGTTAAATAAGATCAACGGTACTGAATAATGAATATACACGTTCCAGACGAAATCAAGAACAAGTATCCCCATATGGAATTTAGGGGTAAACAACGAATTCTTAATGATAGAACTGTAATTGAAGCATACAATCACGCAACTGAACAAAACTTTTATTATAGTTTTGACGAAGACTTTTTTTGGTTTGCTGGAGAAATTCCAGACTACAAACTTCCAAAAGTCTCTTGACTTGTTATAAACCGTGTGGTAATCTTATAAAGTTATGAGTGAACAAATCTACATGAAGCTACATGATAAGGTTAAACGTCCTACCTTGACCAAGGAAAAGATTAACCGTGAAAATAAACATTTTAAACGTGTTGTTGATCGATATGAAAGATGGTGTAAGGACGGTGGAGGTTATGAAACCCGTGAAACATATGAAAATGACATTATCAAGTGTTTGTTTGAACATGACCACGATGGTTATCAGCTTGCAGAATTTCTAAAAGAAGAAGTCTATATTGAACCAGATAGTGAACTTGTAGATATTCTGGATGGTGTTAGTACCGTTATGCATAGGTTGACCAATGAAATTGTTGGCCAGTGGATCAAGGAGAATTTTCTTGAGATTCCTAGTGATGTAGTTGGTAAGAAGGTAAATGCCCAACAAGGTTATAGAAAGTATGAAAATCACTATATTACCGGCATTAATCCAGAAACTTATGAAGTTAATATTGCAGAGGATATTAACAAAAAGGGTGGTTGGGTAATCCGATACGAAAACATTACATTTCTATGAAAGTTATAATTGCTACATTATTGTTTATGGTATGGCTGTATATTACAGCTTGGTGCGTCAATAAATTTGGAAATTACTTTGCGGAAAAGTTGAAGATCCGTGACAAAGAAGATTAATTGTATGAAGATTTGGAAACTTGAAGCATTCATTTAATCAACAGATGATATTTTCCGTGAAGATATTATTGAACAAATTGATTCAAATCTGAACCGTGGAGAAGGATTGTATTTGGAGTTGGAAGACGGATTTAAACTAAAATTGAAAAAGGAAGTAAAAGAAGATTGACTTTCTTTAAAGTGAGTATATGAAAGATACATCAGTTATACCGCATGGAGATTATTGTTATACTTGGATTGAAGTTCCTAGTGTAAGTAATAATTTTGTAGGCAAAACTAAAACATGTCCGTATGCTGATGTAAAAGACATAAATGGAGTGCATGTTCCTTGGTGTAATTATTTGGAATTGGGCGGATATCCAGGCAATGGAAAATGGGCTGGTTGGGAGGATATTGACAAAGCAACAGATATTTTAAATAAACACTTTGGTTCAGAACAAGAAGCAGACAAAAACTTGTGTTTATTTTTGTTATTTGATGGATGTAAAGAGTGTGGTGAAAATGTTGAAGATTGTGGTTGACTTTCCATACAGTGAATTATTAATCTATAATGTTTAAAATAGCTTTTTCACCCATCAATTCTAATGCCTTTTTATTATAAGCTATAGCTGCATTTTTTTCTGTGTCAAATACTCCTAAATAGTAAGTTTTATTATTATATTGTATAGACGCATGGGGTTTATTTCTTTTTACATAAACCCCTCTATATTTGTAGAATTTGTTATCAATTACATTTTGTTTTATTTGTTTAATATATTGATATTTTTGATATTTTCTGGGTAATGCAAATTTTGAATCAAAGTATAACCAATTCAAAAACTTTAATACTTTATCATTCCCTTTAATATAAATCACGGCAATAGTATTAACACATGTTCGTTCCTTGTATCCAAATTCAATTCCTGTTTTTTCTTTTAATACAATTTTCAATTGTTTAATTAAATTTAAACTGCCTGAAAAATCTAAACACGCACATGGAGTTTTTGTTTTAGCTGTTAATGAAACAGAACCATCTCCATCAAACAATCCTTGTATAAAGTATACAAGTAAGTTATCAGGCACCATCGTAGAATCTGGGAACTTAATAGTTAAAGATTTTTTGTTAACTACATTTAATTTAGATAAATCTTCACAAATCTTTTTACTATGAATTATTGATTCAACCGATCCATCAGATTTTCTAATTGTTATTTTTTTATCATTTGTAGGATATAAAATACTATTGAACTTTTTAACATGATCCATATCTCGGTTTTGTAATTTTAATGTAATTCTCCAATTGGGATATTCTGAATTATGACCGTCTGCATATAAAAACCCAAGCCAATACGCTTTTTCATCAGTATCAATTTTTTCAAAATAAGTTTCATTTACATCATATTTAATTTTTTTCATAGTATAGATATCCTTCTTTATATTACCATATACATATTAAAAAAATCTTGACAAAATCAAAAAAAGTGGTAAGATTTTGAAATGAAGATTGATTTGGAAAATTTGGATTTGAGCAACTTTAAACTCAAGACTGGTTGTTTGAATGGACGGGTAGTTCAATTAATTGTTCCTGTAGAATTTAATTGTAAATGGACTAAACAAAACTTGCACTTTAGAAGTGTCATAGTTGATTATGACGGTAACATTTTATCACGGGGTTTCAATAAATTCTTTAATGCAGGAGAATCTCCTGATTTATATCCTAATCCAGAAAAATACAAAGATTGGGTATTAACTAATAAAGAAGACGGTAGTCTTATGATATGTGATTACATTTATGATTCATTGAATGTAAGAACTAGGGGCACTATTTCATATAAAGACCATGAAAACACTAATGATTTTGATTTTGTGATTGAAAAATATAACATTTCATCACTAGTTAAAAAGTATGAAAAGTATTCAATTTTATTTGAAATTTATAGTCCAAACAATGTTATTGTTTTAAAACCATATGATGAACCAGAGATTGTCCTTTTAGGCGCAATTAATAAAGAGACCGGAATTTATTATCCATTTTATACTTCACTTGGAAACGAAATTCAATCCACAGTTAATTGTAAAGTTCCAGAAGTTTTTAAACTTTCAGGAAATATATTGGACATCATTGAAAACATAAAAGTTTGGAAAAATAAAGAAGGAGTTGTATTAAACTATAATGATTCTCAAAACCAAATAAAAATTAAATCACAGTGGTATCTTGCTCTACATCATATGAAGAGCGAGCTAAGCAATATAGAAAAAGTTTTAGATGTGTGGTTGGAACAGGGTATGCCTGACTACAACACTTTCTATAACTACATCTTTACCACCTTTGATTATGAGTTAGCAGAACAGGTCAAAGGCATGATTAGCCGTATTGCTGATGGTAAGAAGGAAGTCAATAAGATTGTGGATGGTATGAATGATTTTGTGAATAACAGACTTCGTTCACTGTCTACCCGAAAGGAACAAGCACAACTGGTTATTTCATCTTATGGTGAAACCAATAGAGCTTCATTTCTATTCAAGTTACTTGATGGTAAGTCCTTGGGTAAGGAAGAATATAAGAAGTTAATGTTCCAAGTATTAAAGAATTAAATCAAAAACCCCACTATTAATTTAGTGGGGTTTATTTTTTGTTATTCTTTTTTCTTATGTGGTTTGCCTGGACGATCACCATCTTTTGTTGGTGGTGGACCATCTTTTCTTGGACCTCTTGGACCGCCTGGAGGTGGACCAAAACTTCTCAATAGCTTACGATCATCATCACTAACTTTGGTACGTTCTTCTTTACTTAACTTACCGTCCTTGTCTGCATCATACTTTGCAATCAATTCAGCACGTTGCTTCTTTTGTTCCTCTGTCAACTTAGGACGTTCAGAACGTAGATGTGGTGGCACTGGATCTGGTCCACCCGTTTGTGGCTTCTTTGGACCTTCTTGAGCATTAAGACTTAATGCTGCGATTAATACTACTAGATACTTTAACATATGTTTATCCTTTCTTTAACGTAACCAACATTGATTACATATCATAAATAACATAGTGTATAACGTAAGTAAACATATTTTACTACTCCTTAACAATTTTCTTGACTTTAAAAAAAGTTAAGTTAAGATGTGTAAATGGACAATACGTTATACATTATGGTTGGATTGCCTGGAAGTGGTAAGTCCACATATGCAACCGAATTTATCAAAAATCAACAAGTAGAATATCTCAGTAGTGATTCTCTACGCGCCGTCTTTGGTAAGGATGAATCTGATCAATCTGTAACACCCAAGGTATTTAGTCATATCAAAACAAAGGTAGACGAATATCTAAGAGACAATAAAAACGTTTTGGTTGATGCTACCAACGTCAATCGTAAGGAACGTAGTGACTATATTAATACAGCTAAAAAGTATGGCTCTAAAGTAGTTGCTGTTGTTTTCAAGATGGATCGTAACGGACTAATTGCTAGAAACAAAAAGCGTGGTGACGAAGGTGGTAGAGTTGTACCAGATTGGGTTATTGATAAGATGTTGAATAAGTTTGAAGAACCAGACTTTAATGAAGGTATTGATGTTATAATTTATGTTTGAATATTATTCCATTTTCTTTCCATAAATGGTAAATTAAATTCTATAATTTTTTTCTTAATTTCAGTTAAAAATTCTGAATTTGCAATACTTGTTTGGGCATATCCACTATTATTAATATAAGGATTAGATTTTAGATTTAATCCTATATATCTTTGTAAAAAATGATGTATGATACACAAAAACGGAAGCCAATTCTTATGAATTTGTATCCTTAATATTACATCATTTCTTTGATATTGTTTTTCAATAGAACCATCTCCATCAATGTAACCTACAATCAAAGAAAAAAGATGTTCGTCACTTATTCTTAAAAAAGATTCAATTTTTGGTAAATTTTCCGTTTTATTATTACTTATATCAAACTTTTCTTTTATCTTTTTAACATTGTATGTGTCTAATATTGATATAGTAGCGGTAGTTTGTTTTTTGTTTATTTTTAAATTAGATTCTAGATAAGTCGCTAATTTCAATAAATGTTCTCTATCTTTAATGGAAAGTGTTACTGACATTCTGTTATTTTTAGAAAAATGTCCATCTGCTAATAAAAATCCAATCCAATAATAAGATATTACATTATCAAATAATAATTTTTCAGTTTTACCTATAATTTTTTCTAAATGTTTATTGTTTCTTTTAATTGACAACTTTTTAGCTTTACTAACTATATGACTCCATTTTCTATTCGGAAAAATATTCATTAGTTCAGTTTTATTAAATGAAGGATAACAATCATATAACATTTGAATATCGTCATTACTCCATTCATTATAATTAATTTTATTAATTTTTAATTTAAATGCTCTTTGAGTAACTGAACTTGGTGTTTTGCCAATTATTATCCCAATTTCTTTTGCATTCAGTTTACCATAATTTTTAATTAAAAATTCTTCTTGACTTTTATCCCACTTTACAGTATTATTCATAATAAAGATATTGTTTCTATTTAAGTTCCCTATATAAATAGGATAAATAAATCAAAAATAACAAAATATTATACATTATAAATAATTTATCTATATGTTTGAAAGACCATTGAGACTCACACACAGTGAAAGTCATAAAGTATATTTTACATCAGATACGCATTTCAACCATGCAAAAAATTTTATATTTGAAGCTAGAGGTTATAAGTCAGTTCAAGAACACAATGATGCTTTAATTGCAAAGATCAATGAAGTGGTACGTCCACAAGATACGCTGTTTCATTTGGGTGATTTTTGTCTAAACATTACTCCTACGGAGTTTAATGAAATTCTAGCAAGAATCAATTGTAATAACATCGCTTATATTTGGGGTAATCATAACAGTTGTATTCGTAGATACTATGAAGATGTCATCACAACTGAATATGGTAAAGATATTGAAGTGTATCCATATGCAGTCGGTAAGATTACATATCTGGGTTATTACAAGGAACTAATTGTGAATGGACAAATGATTGTGATTCATCATTACCCACATCAAATCTGGAATCAAATGCAAAAGGGAGCTTGGCAGTTGAGTGGTCACAGCCACTACACCAATCCAACCACGCAGCTAGATAATCCAGACAATAAAATTCTGGATGTTGGTTGGGATGGTCATAGTAAGCCACTCTCTTTTCCAGAGATTCAGAAGATTATGATGAACAAGAACCATGTAAAACAGGATAAGCATCATTGAACATACGAAAAGGGGGGCTTGACAGTCCCCCTTCTCTATGATATAGTTTTGTTACTATGAATCAAAAAACTTCAAAGTTGAGAACGATGGCTCCCTACGCTGTTATGGCGTTGTGGATGTGTATGGTTATAACTGGGTCTCAGACTCTATTTAGTAATTTTTACGAAGCATCATCTTATATGCTGCTTGCTGGAAATATGTTTGGATTGATGATGATAATTTGTTTTGCAAAAATTGATTAATTATGTTTACTAATAAAAATATTGTTAAGTATTGTGCAAAGTACTTTGTTGTACTTACTGTGAGTGCTTACGTCTATAATACGTGTACCAATTTGATTAATCAAAAGAGTGACGTTGCAAATTTGATCGGTACCGCACTTTTCGCTGGACTTTTTATCGGATCGTTGTTAATCTTAAAGAGTGATGTGACCAAGTTGGTCAAAAACATTAAGTCGGAAAATAAAGAAAATGAATAAGAAAATCGTTAGTCTAATCGCAGGTATCGTCGCCATTTCAACCTTTACTGGTTGTGACAGGGTTGAACCCGGTTATGTTGGCATCAAGGTAAATCAGTGGGGTAGCCAGAAGGGAGTCAATGACTTTCCTCTAGTTACTGGTGGTGTCTTCTATAATCCTCTTACAGAAGATATTTATAAGTTCCCAACATTCATGCAAAATGCTGTGTGGGACAAGTCTCCCGGTTCAAAGGAGAGTCCTGGCGATGATAGTGTGACCTTCAATAGTATTGAGGGTGCTGTTGTGAATGCTGATATTGCACTCGCTTACACTTTTGTTGCTGATAAGGTTCCTCAGATCTTCGTTGAGTTTCGTCAGAGTCCCGACGTTATTACTCACGGATTTATGAGGAATGAAATCAACAACGCATTCAACCGAGTGGCTAGTACAATGAAAGCGGCTGACATCTTTGGTGAGAAGAAACAGTATCTTCTTGATAGCGTTAAGAGTAATCTTAACGCTCAGCTTGGACCCAAAGGATTCAAGTTTGAATTGATCAGTTTCCACGGTGGTCTACGTGTTGATCAGAGTGTTCAGG